GCGTTGAGCGGACGAAACATCCTCAATACAAGCGGTATGACGTAGTTCCCATGGCCTCAGGCTTGGCCAAGTTGAACTGCTGAAGCACAAGATACCCGAAAGCATCAAAGGCGTGGTCCACTCCTAGATTTTTGTTAGGCAAACCAGTGCCTGGTGCGTAAGTCAGCGTCCGCAGCGACTTGATCAGCTCCTTGCACCGTGGATGGATCTTGACCCTGCGCGTTCCAGAAGCATCCATCAAGCCTGTGTTGACAGCGGTGATCTTGTCTCGGATCTTCCATGGCGATCGCGGTGATTGAACCGTAAAACCACTGCGCCTGAGGATTGCGTGGTCCGTTACGCCCACACCGCTGGTCTTTCTGGCTCCGCCAGTTGGGTCAGGACACGCGATAACTCTGCGATCCACCCCGTATCGACGGGTGACTTCTTCCGCAAAATCCCATGTGGTGGCCCCGCCCGTCAGCATGATCTCGTCAAACACATACAACGTGTCCTGATCCTTGACGGCACAGATGCCAGACATGGGATCCACGTTGAAGTCAACGCCTAGCAACAATGGTTGAATCGAGATGTCCTTCGCGTCGGGGGAGATGTTGTCGTCGGAGAAACTGATGGCGACCAATCCGGTGAGATTCTCGAACGACGCTTCGAATTCCTGGCGGAACGTGCGCGAATCAAGTTGAGCGCGGGCTGCTTCGACCTCTTGCTTGCTGACATTTCCTCCATCAATCGTCGTATAACTCCATCGACGCCATAAATCCTTCGGATCTTCCTCTACATAGCACCAAAGATCGTAAAACCAACTGGCCGTCCCATCAGGTGTTGAAATAAATAGCGCCCAGCCCTCTTTGTCCGCTAAAGCAGGGCGAATCACCTCAAACCATACTTCTGGCTCCATAAATGCAGCCTCATCCAGTACAACACCCGACAAACTGCGGCCCCGCAACGCCATTGCGTTCTCAGTGCCCTTCAATTCGATCGTTGAACCGTTAATTAGCTCGATCCTGAGGTCCGTTTCGTTCTTACTCTTGATCCAAACCTTCGGAACCAGCTTTTTTAACGCTCGCCACGCAATATCCTTCGCCATCCGATACGTCGGAGCGCAATAAAAAAAGGTCTCGCCTGGTGCGTTCAGCGCTCCACGCAGCAACTCGACACAGGCCAAATACGATTTACCGAATCTGCGGCCTGCAACCAAGACTCGGAAGCGTTTGTCGCACTTGAAAACTTCGCCTTGCGCCCAGCGAAGCTCAATCGGTTGCTCTTTTACTGCCATGCGCTCCACAATAACGGAGGTTTCCAACCCCTACCCCCTTCAAATCGCTCCAGCAAGGGGTAGTATCGAGAAAAGGTAGTCAATTAAGGCAATGACCGTCGGACGATCGCCTGATGCTGTTGTAGAAGCCCGTGTCAGACGTTTGTATCGTCGCCAGTTGGATGGCTTATCCGCTCGGGCACTTGTTTACGATCACGCTGACAAAGAACAGGTCTCAATCAAAACCGCTTGGCGCGATTGGGCAGCCGTAAAACAGCTGGTTGATGAAGACTGGAAAAATGATCGCGAAAATATGCTGGCTCGTCTCCAGCACATGCGGACCAAACTCTTTCATCAGGCTCTGAAGAAGGGGCAACTGCAAACTGCAACGCAAGTGCTCGACTCCATCGGACGTGTCATCGGCGAATCCGTTGAAACCGTCAATATCCAAGCGCCTGAATTGACCATCAAAATTCAGGACAAGCCCGACTGACGTTCCAGCAAACTCAACCCCCTCCCCCGCCTCCCATCCCTGGGGGGCTTTTTTAATACAAAAGAACTGTTCAGCGAATATATGTTTAAGTTCCCCGAAAACTGCTGCTAGGCTATGCGTTCGCAATAGCACCCCCGCTATTGAGAATCAACTACTTCAGACTATTGAGAATGAAAAACCACATCAGGAACTGTCACATCAGGGCGACCAGAGGGTCACCAATGCTCTATATTAATAGTCGAGAGGGGCAGACAGCTACTCTCGAACAACACAAAGCACACCATGAACAAGTTCACCACTGACCGATACGACGGGCAACGCTGCCAGGTCTCCATCGTGTCATCTTCCATCACGATCAAAGGCGAGAACAACGCTGTTGAGCTTCGCTTCCTGGACGAAGACTACTTGCTGGACGCAGTCTGCTCCTATATCCGTTATCGCTACTTGGACAGCGACTGCGAAGCGACACAGCAAAAGCTTGCCGCTGCCTTCCTTGAGCTTGGGCAGTCCATCGACAAGGCCAAAGCCGCTGCCTGACACCGAACCAGCGCAACAGGCGACCAACACGGGTTAATCCTGCCAGCGGTCGCCTACATTCTCACCAGATCGCACCTTTACAGCGTTGCGGTCGCAATGTGAGAGAAAACCAACCACAAACAATTCAAACCCAACACAATGGACTTGCATCCTGTATGTATCCGAACCCGTAAGGGTTGGTATGTGATCGAGGTGAAAGCCGCGAGCATGTATGAAGCAGTCAAGCGAGCTGAAAAGCAGCCGCACGTCTCACGCGCCAAAGCGTACGTGGAGGGGTGCTGAGATGAGCCGAACACTTGAGAAAGCCATCCACGATGGATGCATGGCACTGTTCACGGTTGGCATGATCGGCACGCTATGGCATGTCGGGCTGGCGTCCCTGGCTGACGTACCAACACAAAGCAGCGGAACCCAGCGAGTGGTGAGGGTGCGGTGATGGATGAATTTCTAGTCCGCTTCTGGTCGGTTGACGTACCAGATCCGCAATACGTTGGCCGCTTCTGGTCATCGGACGATGCTGAGGATTTCTGCGATGAGCAGAACGGACGGCTGAACCTGTCTGGCATTCCTACAGCTGTGGCCCATTACTTCGTTTCCTATCCCTGAAACACAATGACCAACAAGGAATTTCTGTTTAAGCATCACAAGCTCACCCACTACGCGTGGACCCGACTGCGGGAATGTGAGCGCCAGCTGCACGCTTGGGCTGAAGATCAATGCAACTGTGGCGAATCGCCAATCGATGAAGAGCACTGGCTAAGCCTGGCCCGTGGAACTGCTGCACGGTTCCGCTTGAAGATCTACCACCAAGGAGACCCGCGCGGTTGTGCGCTGTACGTTTACAGCGACAAGGAGATGGAGGGCTCTCGCTATCCGATCCAACAGGTCTACAACACCCGAGCCACTGCAATCTGCTGACCCATGAACACCATTCCCGCCACGTACCACCACACGGAAGTTTTCCGCTTCCGCCACGTCAAACCCGGCCACGTTTTTGAAGTGACTAAGGAGTCTGCCACTGAATCCGTACCAGCTGGCCACTACGTCCGCGCAAGTGCCCGAAAGGCTCTGCCTTGTACGTACAACGATTGGACGGGACCACATATCAACGCAGACACCTGTGGTGTGGTTTATGTCCCAGTCCAACTGCCCGTAAAGATGACCCAGGTCTAGGGCTCACCAGCTGTCGAGTGAATCGTCGTCCGTTCCACACGGCAGCGCACAAACTTCTCCCGGAGCCAGGTCAATCTGCCCGCGTGCTTCCGTCCATCCGATGAACCCTTGTAGTGATGCAACGCTTCGAGGATTAGTTCTAGTTCATCTGGGGAGAGAAATTCCTTCCGTTCCAATCAACAACACCCGCAACAATGACCCAAGACTACAAACCGAAAAGCCACGCAGCAGCCCTGGCGATTGCCCTGCTGTTATCGGTGACAGCCACAACCGATGAGAAGGCCGCAGAAGCGCAAGAGCTGGCCTCTGGCATTGCGTACCAGATGGACGATGAAGTGCAGTTTGAAGCCGTTAAAGAATCGGTTGAAGCCTGCCTCGCTTACTTCGCAGACATGCCCCAATGACCATTATTCGCACTGACGACATCGACGATCTCCTGCCGTGTGAACTGCAGGAGCCATGGCCCCCTGAATCTGAGGAGGAGATTGAGGAGCGACGGAAACAGGCTGAGTGGCAGGACTACCTGGATTCAATCCCTGATGCTGCTGAGCGTAACAGGGGGTTGACATGAGCAAACGCCTGCCAGAGATCAAACAAGCGCACCAAGATCACGCCAAGAAGCTCCTAGACCTTGGTTGCCGTAAAGCTGATGTAGCTGCAACGCTCCAGCGCAAATATGGTCTGAGTCGTCCGACCGCTTACCGCGACGTGGATGAAGCAGACCAAGCTCGGGAGATTGAAGATCACAAGATCGAAGCAGATCCCGTTCCACAAATCACACTGGAGGATCGTGATCCGTTAATGCGGATGACAAAACAACTGCTGATTGATGCCTTTGAACAAGGCAACGTCCAAGATTATTCCCGCCTTGTGCGGGAGTACGAAAGACTCGCCCGCATGGGCGGGCTGTCTCAAACCTTCTGAGACGTTTGTCTCATACCAATCACCGTTCCACATGATCACACGTCGAAATGCTGACCGTTCCATCAATCAACTGCTCTCCTGCATCATGGGCCGAGCAAAAGCCAGGGCATCAACTCACCTTGAACACAACCCGATAGAACGCATTGAGTTCTGCTCAAAACTGGTTCACCACGAGTTGCAGGAGATTGTGCAGAACACTGACGCCGAACATCTGTCCAAGGCTCTGGTGCCTGGACGGATGCAGCTAGATAGCTTGCAATCCTTGAAAACTCTTTCACAACTGATCGACGAACTCGACTGGGAATCATGAACATCGTTGAAACCTACGCACCAACACTCACTCACCTTTACCAACGGTTGAATGAACATGACTCGGTGATCATTGGCTGGTCTGCTGGTCCCCAACCTGGAACTAAAGATCTCAATCTCTGGGGTCCTGATCCATACATCCTGTTGCAGGTAGAGGATCCGTACCAGCACAGTGGTGAGCCTGACGTGATCGTGATCCGTAGTGAAACTGATTGCCAGGTCTTCTCTGATCATGGCGAGACGTTTTCAATCACCTTCGACAACGTTCTGGCTTACTTGGCACAACTTCCCCGTCCCCTCTGGCACTTCGTTAAATGACTCGCACCGCAGTTCCCGAGAACGTCCAAAGCTTCATGGATGTTCTGCAATCTGGACTAGATCACGCTGGCATTGATCTAGAAAGCATCAATGGAAGAATCATTGAAGACACCGCAGCAGCAAGACTTTGGGGCACCTCATTCGTCTTTAGCCAACACCTCTTGGAAGACGTAGACGAGTTGTTCACAAAGAATTATCTGGACGACGTGATCATCGTAACCACTGCTGGATTGCGGTTTAAATCCGGCGCTCTGCTTCCGTTCCACCTGCATCAAACGCCTGGTGTTGTGGCTGCTATGTGCATCGTCGCAATCATCCTTCAAGAACCCATCAAACCCCCCGTTGACCTCAAATGATTAACGAAAACACCCATATTGAGCAGATCGTCAAAGATCTAAAAGCCATCATTGAACGCGAAGACAAACGTCATCAAATGGATGAACACTTGACCCATTCCATGCGATCTCTACTGGAGGATGAAATCATTCCCCAGCTGGAGAATGAACTGGAGATGGACTATGACCCATCGCCTTACTACCTTTGGGACAACTCTGGTGGTGAACCTCCCATCACCCTGGATGAAATGCACACTGACGCCTACAACCGGAAGTACAACCAATGAGTACCAAACTCAATGGCAACAAGTATTCCCCTGAAGGTTCTCGCGTTCCAACAGACCTTCTGCCTACCGCTATCCGCTATGAAGCAGCTCGGGCAGTCTTGTTTGAACAATGGGGCAACTTTGTCCGCGCCAATGACTGCCTGCGCTTGAAGCGGTACTACGAACGTAGAGCCATGGAAGAGTGCATTTCACCTGAACCCCAAAACACCAATGCCTGAGCCAACCGAAGAGCTGACCAAAAACGCCTGGAATGGATGGTTTTACAAGCCGCAAGAAAACTCTCTGGTCTATAAACCTGTTGATTATTGGGTTGACATCGAATTAAACAGTTGCGCTGAGGTGCTGGACTGGGTTTTTCAAATTCATGGAAAGTCTTGGGCTACACCTGATGTCACAAAAGGCTTTCTTGAAGCTTTGGATGACATTTTTGCGCCACAGACAAATTGTTGCCCATGGGGAAACGAAAAAGAATTTTCAGGTGAGAAATTAAGCTTACTGTTTTACAAAGCTGAATTTTGCTGAGCCCTAAGCCCACGGCCAGCCTAGTTCCACGTCTCCGCGCCAAACATCCTCATCGATAGGGCGCTTGACCGCATAATCCCGAAACAGGCGTTTCAGCTCTTCAGTTGAGACGCCTATCTCTTTTGCTTTCACCGCCACGTTG